TCAACGACACACCTAAGAGGCGCTCATCTTCCGTGTTCTTCTGCCATATCTTACGCAGATAGGGGAAGTGTGTCATAGTGCTCTGGAATGTGCCCAGAATCGTTGCTATGCGTACTTTCCTGGCTAATGACTCTACAGTGTCCTCTGCTCTGACCACGACCTCAGTGAGGTTACAGAATTGGTATGGTCGAAGTATGATTTCTGAACAGGGATTAGTTCCGAAGTCATAATCTCCATCACGCCTCCCGTTTTTCTTAGCCTGACTTTTACTTGCGGCTCGTGAGAAGATACCACGCTCTCCAGAGTGACTGTTATAAAGGCTTGTCCATTCAGAAAGAAACTGTCCAATATCTGGTTTAGTAATGTAAGTTGCTGAGTTGTTAGCGAGTGCTCGTTGTCCATTGTGTGTCCACCAGTCTCCACTTTTTGCTCCCCTCATTCGGTCATCTTCAAGGTCAGACAATGAAATCATTGCTGATCTTCGTACCCCACCCACAACAACAACCTCCCCGATTTTGCAGAGAATATCATGACATTCGATTGATGTAAGTTTTCTACCAGCGGCTGCTCTAAACTTGGCAACAGTGAATTTAAAAAGTTCGTCCAAAGGCCCTGGACCAGAGGCACGTCCTCCAAAAGTTTTGAGCCTGGCTCCTGCAGGTCTAATTTTGGATAGGTCATACCTTGCCACCTCCCCAGAGTATAGTAAAGCGATGAGTTGGCGTAGTGCCTTAGCCCATCCTTCTTTAGAGTCTGCAACCGAAATAACAGTCTCAGAATCAAACAACTGGTCAGGGACTTCAGGTAATTCATTGACATATTTATGCTCCACAGAAAAGCCTACGCCTGTGCCACACAGCAGGATATACATGGCCTCATCAAAGGCCTTGGGGTCATCGACAGGCAAGTATGAACAATTGTAGCCAGCAGTGTTATCACGGTCAAGTGCCTTGCCGGCAGTCATAATAGACCGCATTGAAGGCATCACTTCTAGGTTAATGATTGCATCTTTTAGTTCTTTGTATAACTCATCACTAATCTTGTAGTTGTGTTTGTCCTGCAGGTGCTTATACATAAACACCATGTACCGATTCACTGTTTCGTGCCAGTGCTCACGGCGGTCCATCTCAGGCAAGAACCGACTGTATCGACTCTTTGCAATAAATTCAGAATAGTTATTCATTTTAGTCATCTAGGTCTATCTCCAGTTCATCAAACTTATCTTCAATCTTATCTGCAAATCTTTCTACTAATTCCTCTGATGAGATATTTAAGACTTCTAACAGAGTGATTTCGTCTAACTTGCTCATGCGTTCCATAATATCTCGTAGTGTTAGCGACATAACCTCTTCAGTGCTTCATCCAGCCCTGCCTTCCAATTAGTAAATGGTTCATACCATACAAGTTCCATCGAATCATACCAAGGTGTTGTCGGTGAATTTACTGGATGATAAAACCAACCAGCATATTCAGCCGCACCAATAAGATTGATAGTCCTCACCCCCAACGCTCCTGCCAAGTGTGCAACTCCCGTATCGATAGTCACGATTGCATCTAAGGCAGCCAACTTCTTTGCCGTATCCAGCCAGTCCCTGCCATCAAGATAACTAGGCATGAAATCAGGCTGAATCTGCAATGATACTACATCTTTGTGTTTTTTCAACTTATTATAAAAATTCTCTGCTAACTCTTGTGGTATTTTCTTTGCTTCAGCGTTCCACGAAGAGTTTTCACTTTTCCAACAAAACCCAACCTTGTCTGTCTTCTCCACATCAAACTTAAAGTAGCCTTCAGAGCCGTAGACCTTCTCAGGTTGTTTTGACGGAAGAAGGCTGTATTGTAACAACAACGAAGGCAGTGATAGTGCTCTGACACGAACAGCCTGTGATGGACAGTCCATGTCGCTGACGATGCCATCACATCCTTCAATCTGGGATATAAGGGGATTTAAGTTCCTCGTCATAGCCACAGAGACAGACTTCAACTTCAGTTCTCTAAGCAGTGTTATAAAGCGGCTATACATGATGTTGTCGCCCATGCCTTGCTCATTCGTGATGACTATGTTGCGGTTCACAACATCAAGGCCAGGAATCCACTCTGGTGCTCGTGCTAATGGTGTTTTAGCACCAAGAGCAATCTTGACTGGATTATACACACGATACTCAAACAGGTTAAAGCCAGGAAGCCAATTGCCTTTCTTTAACTCAGCAATGCCTTTGAGCATATTACGGCTGTAGAGAGACGCTTCACTCATAGTAAGACTTCTTAATCCTATCGTAGTTAGCGAGAGCGAACTCTAGGTAGTGCAGTGCCTTCTCTAGGTCCTCTTTGCCGTTCTTGCGATGATGCCGCTGTACATACTTGATGACGTTACACAGCCAAGGGTCTAACTCCCAATCTAAAAACACATCCCAAGGCTGAATGCCAGTCTTGTAGTGGTCACCGCCAATCTGCTTTGTTGCGATGTAGTCGCCTAATGTTTTATGCTGCTGTGACACTGGCGTGCTCCTTTATTGCTTTGGAGGATTTGGACCAGGAACCACAATCCGTACACTGGAATCTTTGGAAGGTTCCGGTGGTGGTGTAGGTAAATCCACGCTTTTGCAGTCTCCCGCTTCCACAGTTGGGACAACCGTGACCGTTGAAGAGGTTATGATTAGGGTGAGACTTAATCCAAGGTAGCAGACGATCATATACTTTCTCCAGCAGCAACACATCCTGCTTGTTGTACTTCTCCATTACTTTCCACGCAGCAGGGTCTTTGTTCATGCACTTGACCCAGAGTTGATAGCCTTCATGTGCGGTCTTCTGACCTAAGCCAAGCCTCTGTGCAATGTGGTCTAACTTATTGCTTGCAAAACGGAACTCTTTGCGAACTACCTTTAGCAAGTCAATCTGTTTATACGGGGCCGGCGGTGCCAGATGATGTAGTAGAAACTCTTTATTGAGCACTGGTATGTCAAAGCGTGTGCCATTGTAGTGACACACAGCATCAGCCTCAGAGATTAGGTCATGAATCCGCTGAAGCATATTCTTTGGTTCTTTAGTCTTGAACACAGAATCGAACATGACTTCTTTCTTGCCGTACCATTTCGCTGCCCAACACAGGACATAGGATGACTCTAGCAAGTGCTCAGGACTGATGTACTGGTCACGAAGGCCCCATATGTGTGCAGTATTGGGGCTTGTTTCGATGTCTAGCATCAGTAGTTTCATTCGGCATCCTCATTCAGCGCATCGTAGTAGTCCTGAATATCTTCTTCGGTGTACTTTTTATCTTCAAAGTAACGCTGGAATAAACACTCATTGAGGTCGCCATCAATCTTAACTTTCTGGCGTACACCTTCAAAGCCAACGTGCTCAAGGAAGCGGCAGAACTGCCACAGAATCGGATGCCAAGGCTGGTCAGGACCAAAGTCATGCCTTGCCTCAATCACTGTCTCGGACGGAAACGGACTGTCAAACCTGTCATCAAACTCTTGGCCTTCGTAGATGAATCTATACGTTGTCATTGCTTACTCTCCTTAACAGTTCAAAAAAATAATCACAGTCTACCACAACCAAGGGCTTATCTCTGTTTTGCTTGATGATGAGCACTGGCTCGTATCCTCTACAGTTGTCCTTCGCTTGTTGATAATGTCCATATACTGAGATGCTTGCTCTGGACTTGCATTCCATACTGATCGGTAACTTCCGTCTGGCTGCTGGACTAAGAAGCAGGTCCTCTCCCGACACGCCCATGCTAACTGAACGAACATCATCAGGTTCCAGTCCGAACTTTGCGACTATTAGGTCCCTTACGAACTGCTGGAGAACTCTTCCCTTTGCTTTCGCTGATGATGGCTTCAATGTCGATTTCCTTCCTAGTTTTAATCCACGACTTCGGTATGTGCATCCTGGCGTTGCTGGAGTCCATGCTGACTGTGTTGGCGACACAGATGGCATCGTCCGACTCTGACACAATCCAGCCAATCGTGAGGCACCGATGAATTTCTGTCTTTGTGTTTTCTTGCCAGCCAGCATCTGATACAGCATCAACCCATTCAACGTAAACTATCGGGGCTTTTTCCAGACCTGATTTGGTTTTCTTCGTATCCATAATAGTGTCGCCTGTTCAGTTAGATATTCTTCATCGTTGTCGTATGCCTTGAGCACAGCATCATACAACTCATATTCAGTCTTACAGCCTTTTAAAATCTTCTCTGCCTTCTTAGGACCGACACCTTTCAGTCCAGGCACATTGTCAGTCCTGTCGCCGGTGAGCACCTGTGTATAGAAGTTATACAGCGTCTCATCTTCATCAATCCAAAACTTCTCATTCTTTCTGAAGT